CCAATCATTGTACCAGCTATCAGATTCCAATACTCTATTGTCAATCTGTTCTCTTAGTTCTAGATAAGCACAATCAGACCTTGTTTTACAGAGGTATAATATCTCTCTTGTGAATCTTTCTTCACCAAGATTCTTTATGTCTTCAAGTAAGGTCTTGTTTGATCCCCAGTAAGTCAACCAATCAGAAGGCTTTCGTATCTTCTTTCGTTTGCCTTTGACTTGTTTGTAACCTGCCTTTGAGAAAAACTTTTTACCAATGTATTTGCGATTGGTGGTGGAATTGGTGATACGATAGACATAACCATACGCATCACCAATGTCTTCTTCAGTAAACTCTCGACCTTGATATAACCAAGTCATTCTTCCTCTATTTCATCCTCGGTGTCAAGCATGTAATCACTACAGAATGGACAATAGAGTGGATCTGTCTCTGAGTTCTCTACAGCATATTCGATGGTAAATTCTGTCTCACAATTATCGCAAGTATGTTTGAGTTTCACCATTAGTTACACCATGATTCTTTCTTCTCGCCAAAGTATGGACGAGCATGGCCGTTTGCAATCAGCATTTCAGACAATCGTTGACCATTGATGATTACGTCACCGAGAACACGGCCGCCATACTTGTCGTGCTTCTGTATTTCAACCAATACTTTTTGACCTGACTTGTAAGCATCGGTGATTGTGTTCTTTGTAAATGCAGATGCCTTGAGTGCAGCCTGACCTTCTTTTTCGCATTGGGCCCGATGACCTTTCTCTGGCGTATCAACACCAAGCACACGAATACTCAGTTTCTTTGGTAATGGATCTGGTAGAAAATCTGCAACAAATTCTACTGTGTCACCATCGATCACTCTGGTAATTTTATATTCATATGGATTTGCAAATGCTGTGCTGGCGAAAAGAATGCCAGCGAAAAGTGTTGTAATGTATTTCATTTATTATCCTTATTATTTGAAAATGTCCCATAACATCCACACCACGAAGCCGCAGAGTATGCTGACTAATATAATACCAATTGTTGTTATCATCTTGACGCTAATACTATCTTACATATATGTTCTAATCTTTCAATGTGTTCAAAGGCACGCCATGGTGAAGTGTCAACGGCAACAACACCGTGACGATCATAACCCACAATATCATACTTTACAAGACCTTCGTATACTTCAAGGTTTTTCATTGTAGCATCTGCGAGTTCTTGTGTAATAGGTTCAATCTTTGGTACTGATGGTGCAATAGAGGTGTATCGACTGAGTTCTAGAAATTCTTCTAAAAGAAGTTGAAGGTCAATACCTTTATACATTGCTGCGACCGTATATGTTGGATGCATGTGAAGAACCACACGGACTGGTGTAGAGATTTGTTTCTGTAGACCAAAATGCATTGGTAGTTCACCTGATGGTTTTAGATTTGCTGATACATCCGTGTAATCTAAAATCTCATATGAAAACTTTCTGCGAGGTGGTTGATCATAGTATCCAACATTCACACCAATCTTTTTGAACATCTCTGGTTGCATGAATTGTTTTCTGACACCAGATGGCGTAATGAAAAAGTAATCTTGCTCTTCATAGCGAACAGACGCATTACCATCTCTTGCAGTAACCCAGCCTCTTTTATATGCTTCTTTGAATATGTCGCAAACTGTTTCTAACATTATACCTTCCTGACCCAACAGTCAAATATATGATTTTCGTTGTGTTCTCTTTCTAATTTATATCTCTCTTGTAGGCACTCACCGTGGGTATCAAAATACCTCACGGTGGTTACATCTGCTAAATTGGTGACCGATATCATCACCAACACATACAAATATGTCACGCAGCCTTCCCCCATACATCGTCCCAAGTACCAGATAGAGCACCTTTTGCATAATCGGTGGCACGATTCTCAAAGAAGTTTGTGTGTGTTGGTGCATTGATCATTTCTTCAACCCACGGTAATGGATTCTTCTTCACTTTAAATATACCCTTCATACCCATAGAAATTAATCGTCTATCTGCAATGTATCGAATATAGGTCTTGACTTCATCACTTGTAAGGTTTGGCATGTCACCCATTTCAAATGCAAGGTCAATAAACTTGTCTTCAAGTTCTACCATTCGTGTTGCGATAGTATATATTTGACCTTTGAGATCATCATTCCATATCTCTTTGTTTTCTTCAATGTAAGTTCTAAAGAGTTTGATCATCGATTCGGTGTGCATAGTTTCATCCACAATCGACCAGGTGACGATCTGGCCCATACCTTTCATCATTCCATGGCGAGGGAAGTTCAGTAACATGATAAACGATGAGAATAATTGCATACCTTCAGTAAATGCAGAGAAGGCAGCAATGTGTGTCGCTGTCGATTCTTTTGTACCATTCTTTGCAGATAGATCCATAATGTATTCGTGTTTCTCTCGCATTTGTTCGTATTCAAGAAACTCATTATAGGTCGCTTCTGGCATACCAAGTGTCTCAATGAGGTGTGAGTATGCCGCAACGTGTAGTGCTTCTCTTGCGGCAAAACCAAGAAGCATCATGCGGACTTCTGGCTGCGGAAAATACGGAAGATAGTTCTTAACATAACCGCCAGCAACATCAACATCTCCTTGCGTAAAAAATCTAAAAATATTTGTGAGAAATTGTTTTTGTGAATCGGTAAGTTTATTCTTCCAATCTTTCACATCTTCTGCCATCGGCACTTCACTATGAAGCCAGTGACTTTGTTCGTGTTGTAGCCAAGCATCATATGCCCATGGATAGTGAAATGGTTTATATGCGTGTCTTTCTCTCGTAATATCTGATTTCTCTTTTGCCATTTATTTTCCTCTTTTTTTGAATATTTTTTTTACCCTTCACATGCAAGGCAGGTATCTCCTTCAATAATTGCTTTCATATCAAGTTCTTGTATTACTTCCCTCTCTATTTTTTTAGCCACTTTATCTGCCTTACCAATCTTCTCTGAACGGCAGTAGTAAAGCGTCTTGAGCCCCGTTTTCCATGCCATGAAATGCACAGCATGTAGATACTTTACATTGACATCCGGCCGAAAGAACAGGTTAAGGGATTGCGCTTGGTCAATGTAACTCTGTCTGTCAGCTGCGTGCTCCACGATCCATCTCTGGTCAATCTCCATGCTCGTCTTGAATACGTCTTTCTGCCATGCATCAAGAATGTCCAAGTGCTGAACAGATCCATCGTTTGCAATGATACTACTCCAGATTTCGTTATAGTCCAGCTTTTGATTGTCATTACACTTCTCCTTGATGATTGTGTCTAAGAATTTGTTCTTGTTGAGATATGCACCAGAAAGGGTATCTTGTCTGTATGCATTGGCTCGGTATGGTTCAATACTTGGTGATGTATTGCCCATAAGAATTGATGACGATGCGTTTGGTGCAACGGCCATGAGGTGAGAGAAACGCATACCACGACCTTGTGCGTCTGGTGCATCACCTCGTTCTGATGCTAACTTTGTATTTGCATCATCAAGGCCTTTGCGAATGTGTTTGAACATTCTCATATTGGCTGATTTGGCCAAGGCAGATTCAAATACAATGTTGCTCTTTTGTAGATAGGCATGAAAACCTAATGCACCAATACCAATAGACCTTTCTCTCATTGCAGAGTATTTGGCTCGTGCTACGGTGTCAGGTGCATTGTCAATGAAGTATTGCAGAACATTATCAAGCATTTCTGCAACATCTTTAAGAAAATACTTTTCGTTTTTCCACTCATCAAAGTATTCAAGGTTCAATGATGAGAGACAACAAACAGCAGTTCGCTCTTTGTCTGTTGGTAGAATAATTTCAGAGCAGAGATTTGATTGACGAATCTTCAGACCAAGTTTCTTTTGAAAGTCTGGCATGGCACGATTACTTGCATCAATGAAGTGAATGTATGGTTCACCAGTTTGCATACGAATCTCAAGTATACGCTGCCATAATTCTTTTGCAGATATACTATCACGCACCTCACCTGTGTTTGGATCTTTGAGTTGCCATGTATCATCTGCACTTGGGTCTAACATACACTTTTCAATGAGTTGCATAAAATCATCGGTGATATTGATACCATGGTGTAAATTCAAGCAACGCATATTCTGGTCGCCTGTTGGTTTTCGCATCTCTAAGAAAATAAGTATATCAGGATGACTAATATCCAAGTAAGCGGCATAAGAGCCACGGCGAGTGCTACCTTGACGATAAGCCAGAGAAGAAGCATCATAAGTCCGTAAGTGAGGCATAACACCGACACTCTTATCATCTGAACTGCGAATACCGATACCAATTCCAACTCCACCTCCTAACATTGAGAGCCAATTTACTTCTGCGAGCGTATCAACCAGACCTTCTGCCGAATCATCGAGATAAGGTAGAAAACATGAAATAGGAAGGCCACGCTTACTGCGGCCAAAAGAAAGAATGGGAGTAGAATAAGACAACCAATGTTTGCTAGAATAATCGTAAAGTCGTTGAGCGTGCGCCTCATCGGTAGAAAACGCCTTCGAAACATATGCGAACCTTTCTTGTGGTGAGTTTTCATCTTCTCTCATATAGGACTCACGCAAACGCTTAATACCTAATTCATCGAATAGACCATCTCTGGAATAATCGACACCAATGCCATGAATGATTTCTAACATTCAATTCTCCAAATTATTATTATTATTGTGAAACGAATTCTTGAGAC